GAAAATAAAATCCACGACCAGTTGGAAGAATCCGGGGCTAAGAAACACCTCAGGTCTTCTGCCTTTGAACAGGCTCTGTTTGGCACAGGGATCATGAAAGGTCCTTTTTCCTATAACAAAGAGTACCCTAACTGGGATGACGAAGGGAACTACTCCCCGACGGTCAAGTCTATTCCAAAGGTTACAGGTGTCTCTGTATGGAACTTCTACCCTGACCCTGACGCCAACACTATGGATGAGGCTGAGTTTGTCGTTGAGAGACACAAAATGTCTCGTTCTCAGGTTCGAGCTTTGAAGAACCGCCCGTACTTCAGAGAAGAAGAAGTTGACCTTGTCTTGGAGTGGGGCGAGAACTACGTAAAAGAGGACTGGGAGTTTGTCATGGAGGACAACTCCACTGATTCTCGTACGGAGCGTTTTGAGGTCCTGGAGTTCTGGGGCTTTGTTGATACCTCTGTCCTTGAGGACTACAACGTGGAGATTCCTAGTGAGTTCTCGGACAACGATCAGGTAAACGTAAACATCTGGACCTGCCACGACCGAGTAATTCGTGTTGTCGTAAACCCCTTTACACCTGCGATTATTCCCTACTATGTTGTCCCCTACGAAATCAATCCCTATAGTATGTTTGGGGTTGGTGTCGCTGAGAACATGGATGACACTCAGACTCTTATGAACGGGTTTATGAGGATGGCTGTGGACAACGCGGCTCTCTCGGGTAACCTTTTGATTGAGGTGGACGAGAACAACCTGACACCCGGTCAAGACATGAGTGTTTACCCTGGAAAGGTCTTTCGGAGGCAGGGCGGCGCTCCTGGTCAGGCTGTGTTTGGAACAAAGTTTCCTAACGTCTCCAACGAGAACATGCAGATGTTTGACAAAGCTCGTGTTCTTGCCGATGAGTCCACAGGTTTCCCTTCTTTTGCTCACGGACAGACAGGTGTCTCGGGTGTAGGTAGGACTGCCTCGGGCATCTCTATGCTTATGTCTGCTGCCAATGGTAGTGTAAGAACTGTCGTCAAGAACGTTGATGACTACCTCTTAGCTCCCCTTGGGAAAGCCATGTTTGCCTTTAACATGCAGTTCGACTTTGACCCTGAGATTCGAGGAGACCTTGAGGTTAAAGCTGCTGGCACTGAGTCCCTTATGGCTACTGAAGTCCGTAGTCAACGTCTCATGCAGCTTTTGGGTATCGTACAGAACCCTGCTCTCGCTCCCTTTGCTAAGTTTGACTACATTATTCGGGAGATTGCCAAGTCCCTTGACCTTGATCCTGAAAAAGTTGTTAACTCCATGGGAGACGCTGCAATTCAAGCGGAAATGCTGAAAGAATTCATTGCGAAAAACCCTGAAGCTGCTCCTCAACCCCAACAAGGTCAGCAGCCTCCCGCAGGCGCACAGGCCCAAGACACCCAAGGTTCTGGTGGTGGTCAGATGGGTACAGGCACGGCACCAACTCCAGGTGAACAGGGTTTTTCAGCTAATACCGGAGAGCCTCAGCAATGAGCCTAAAACCTTTGGTAAATGACAAAAAGCTTTACGATAGTTTTCTTGAGGAAATCGACGAGAGAATCGAACTAGCGCGTAAAGAACTGGAACAAGCCAGTGAACTCGAAAGCGTATTTCGTTCTCAAGGACAGATAACGGCCCTCCGTAAACTAAAGATGCTCAGGGAGAAAGCCAATGGTAGCTCGTGAACTAAAAGAACAGACAGACGAGCTTCTACGAAGAGAGGACAGCCGTCTTGCAACCTTTGCAGGAGAATCTGCTGAAACAGCAAATCTTGAGCTACTCGCTCTAGCAAAGGCTCAGACTAACGAAGGAGTAGACCCTAGAGAAATCTGGGAGAGTACCGGTTGGTTTAAGGGGAAGGACGGAGAGTGGCGTTTTGAAATTGACGACTCTAAAGCTTCTATGGTAGAAGGAGAGATCATCCACAACGAACTTGAAAAAGCGTATCCTGGTCTTTTTGAAGATATCAATGTTTCTGTAGAGCCTCTTCGAGAGGGTCTTCTCGGGTCTTTTTCTTCTGATACAAATGAACTTAAAATTTCTTCAGATTCCAGCCCTGAAGAACAGCTTTCTACGGCACTGCATGAACTACAGCACTACGTCCAAGATACGGAAGGATTTACCAGAGGTGGCAACCGAGCAGGTATGCAAGCCTTCACACCTTGGTCTGGTCCTAAAAAAGCCGAAGAAGCTTTTACAGACATCGTCTATATGAATAATCACCCTCTTTTGTCCGATAAAGAGGCTTTTACAAAGATACTCCGAGAAAGAACCGGGTATGAGCCTGCAAAGGTTCTTCTAAATGACGATTTTTTCAATTCTTTTTCAATTCTTCGAGAGTTTTTAAAAGACACTCCTCCAGAAGAGTGGGAAAACCTTTTTGGAGTCGGTCTATCTGAAGAAGACCTTCAAAGAATCGACAACACTGAAACACTTAGGAGACCAAACGAGTTTATCTTTCGGACACTTAAAGCTGCAAACCCAGAGGTTTTAGAAGGTGTAGAGTCGCATGAAGAGTTAACAGATTTAAAGGCTCCAGAAGTTTCAAAAGATGAAGCCCTGTTAAGATATCGAAATATTCTTGGTGAGGCAGAAGCAAGGGCGACTCAAGCTAGACAAGAGTATACTCCTGAAGAAAGACGGTCTAGATTTCCGACTGACACCTACTCCTCTTCAGAGGTTGGGACTCCTTACGAAGAAACTTGGGTTGAGCCAGAGATTAAAATACCTTTCGCAGAAGGGGGTTTAGTGGGTCCTATGGAAGAAGAAGAGCAGTGGAGAGAACTGGGATTTGGTGGACCCGGAGAGCCTCTTTTTCCTGACGCAGGGCCTTCCACAGAGGAGGAGAGCCCTAGGGAATCCCTCGGGGATACGGCTGTTTGGGCTGCTAAAGATGCTTGGGAATCTGCTGGCGAAAGAGTAATGAGTGCCGGTAGACTTGAAGAGGCTCCTAAAGCAGACAGCAAGGTTCTTGAAGCTTTTACAAGAGGTCTGGACTACTTTGGTGACATGGGTATGGCAGGTCTGGAAGCGGCAGACGCAGCTTGGAAATTTTCTGTCGGTCTAGGTTCTGAGGCAATTCCTTTTCAAGACGCTCAAGAGGAGAAAAGGTTTGCAAGAGACGTTATCTCCATGCCAGACGCTTTCGCAGGTATGGCCTCTGGTTTCAGAGGTGTGGACCAAATAGATGACATAGCAGAGGCGGCTTCTGGTGTTGGTAGACAGGCGCTACACAACAGAGCTATGGATAAGGCGATAGAGTCCTATGATCCTTCCGTTACTTCGATGTTTGGGGCGGGTTCGGCAAGAAACGGCCCTTCCTTTGAGACCAGACTTCGAGCCGCTGAAATGAAAGAACAAGGTGTTGACGATTATACAATCTGGGAAGAAACTGGCCTCCAGTTTAGCCCGGAGAAAAATTCTTGGCAGTTTGAAATAGATTCCTCGGGAATGAGGCTCAAGCTTTCTGATGATAACGAGGAGATTTCAGAACAAGATATTTTAGACAGTCTTTATGATGTTGCTGAAGAGATAGTCGATGCTTCTTTAGCCGGTGAGTCCCAGTATCTGTATTTAGGGGACCTTGTTGAGTTTGATGCCCTTTTTGAAAACTATCCTTCTCTTAGGGACTCTCGTTTAACCTTCCAAGAAGGAGGAGGAGCTTCTTACAGCCCTAATGAAAACATTGTGTCTGTCGGTCTTGATACACTAGGGGATACAGAAGAGTTTAAAGATGTCCTCGTTCATGAACTTCAACACGGTGTTCAAAATATTGAGGGACATGCCCGAGGGTCTAACTACCAATATATTATGGAAAATCACCCAGACTTTTCGAAAGAGTTTGAAACGACTCAAGAGTTGCTGAGGAGGGCAGCTACAACAGAAAACCCGGAAGAAAAAACTCGTTTGCTGGAAGAGTTTAAAAGGATAGGTACAGACCTTCGTAAAAGAGCTTTTAAATTTTATGAGGCTAATGAGGGAGAAATTGAAGCTAGAGCAGCGGAGTTAAGACGGCATTTAACCGCTAATGAAAAGAGAGAAACACCTCCAAGCGCTACAATGAGAATGGCTCTAAACGACGCTATGGAAAGATACAGAAATAACACTCCAGAAGGAACTGTTAAAGAGTATAGCAAAGGTGGATTTGTAGGAAACGAAAAAACACTAAAAGACTATTTCAAAGCTTCCTCAGGAAACTTACCGGAAGAAGCTTTTAGACAAAAACACGGCATGTCTACCCTTGAGTTCGAGAATAAATTTGAAGAAGAGAACAACGTAGATATTTCAGGAGCAGAAACCCTAGGAGATACAATGGATAAAGACCCTATCAGTGGAAACCCGGTTCCTCCGGGCAGTAAACCAGAAGAAGTCAGGGATAACGTCCCTGCAAAGCTCTCAGAAGGAGAGTACGTCGTTCCTGCAGACGTTGTCAGGTTCTTCGGTGTAAACTTTTTTGAGGACCTTCGTAGAAAGGCCAAAGAAGGTATGCTGGACATGGAGAAAGGTGGTCGAATGGGTGAAGAAGCTCCTCTACCCCCTGAAGTCCAACAGGCTGGTCAAAGAATTCAAGAGTACGCTCAAGGCGGTCTTGTGGACGATGCCTCTCTGGAACAAATGATCGACAAAGTTGCTGAGGCCGCAAGAACTAACCCTAAGCTTTCTGGAATTTTCCAAAAGAAGGGTATCAGCATGGCCGAGGGAGGTCTTGTGGATGAACCTACTTTTGACCCTAACCAGTGGCAAACAGTAGGTGCTAGCCAGTTCCAAGGAATGTCCCAGGGACAAAACTACGAGTACCGACCCTACGTTGGTCCTAACGGTGCGACCCAGATGATTCTTTTTGTCAACGGGTCCCCTGCTATGACGATTCCCGAGGGTTACGTGCCTCAAGAACAATACCAAGAGAAATCAGAAGAAACTTCTCGTAGTCGTAGCAGCACACGAGATAGAAGACACCGTAATCGAGAGTATGGAGACAGAAGCAATGTCCTGTTTTCACCTCTGGAAGCTCTTGATTTTAACAACACAGAAGATACTCAGTCTTGGGCCGAAGAGCAACTCCAAGGAAGTATGGCTCTGGATGCGGCCTCCTCTGTCCTCGGTCCTGTTGGAGGGTCTATTGCACGTCTTCTTCCAAAAGCAAGAAATATTGCCGAGGTTCGAGCAGCTGCTTTTGGTGCCGAAGAACAGGGGAATACTTCTCTTGCAGAGTCTCTGAGAACTAGAGCAGATGAAGCTGAAAGAGAAAGCGGTTTGCTCGGGGTAGTCCCTGATGAGTGGTTGGACGGTGACCGAATCTACCAGAACTACGCCTCTCGTAGGGCTGAGAGAGAAAGCTCGGGTAGCAGAGGTTTGGACCTCCCCCCTGAAATAGAAGAGGCAATCAGGGGCAGCTCTTCCAGCTCTAGAGGCAGTTCCGGTAGAAGTTCCAGTGGGAGTTCCGGTAGTAGGTCAAGGTCTATCTCTAGGGATCGGAGCAGTCCAAGAAGCAGCTTCTCTACAGACAGTGAAGACTACCCTACCTCTAGCAGTACTTCTGGTTCAAGCGGACCTAGTTTGAGTTTCGGGGACAAAGTTTCTAAAGGAAAAAGCTTAAAGTTTTCCCCAGAAAAGAGCCTAAGCTACGGTAAAGGAAGCTCTAGTGTAGACCCGTATTCTACTGATGCAAGTGACTACCAATTTAAGAAGGGTGGCTTAGTCCCCCGTAAAAAATAATCGGCTACCCGCTATAAGCGGCCCCGGAAAGGAAAGTAAATGCCCCAAGAAACTATGATTGATCCTCGTTCTACTCGTACTAACCAGAAGAAAATTGAACAGGATGAAAAGGAACTCGAAGCTCTTATGAAAAAGACTTCTGAAACCCAAGAGGAAGAAGAAAACTCAGAGGAAGAAGAATCCCAAGAGGAGAAGCCGGAAGAAGAAGAAAGCTCCTCCCAAGAAAAAGAAGAAGACCTCTCTCCCGAAGAAAAAACCTTCAAGAAAAGGTATAGCGACCTTCGGAAGCATATGGACAAAAAGGAGAAGGAGTGGGAAAAGAAGTTTGCTTCTCTTCAGAGTTCTCCCGAGGAACTAGGTTATGTCGCCCCTCCCAAGTCTGATGAAGACATTGAACAATGGGCAAAGAAGTATCCTGATGTGGCTGGTATTGTAGAGTCTATTGCTCGTAAACGGGCGGAAAAGATTGTCGAAGAGACTAACGATAGGTTCAAAAGTCTCGAAGAAATGCAAGAGCAAGCTGTAAGGGCGAAAGCAGAAAGTAAAATCAGGGAGAAGCACTCTGACTTTGATACCCTGAGAGATTCCGACGAGTTCCACAACTGGGCAGAGAAACAACCACAGTGGGTTCAGACAGCGCTTTTCGACAACACCGATGACGCTGATTCTGTTATTCGCGTTATTGACTTGTACAAGCTTGATAACGGTATGACTACCAGTGCTCGTAAGAAAAAGGCAAAGGACGCTGCTGAAGAGGTTAGCACCACGGCCAAACCCAAGGTAGACGTGGAAGAGAAAAACAAGAAATTCTACGAGTCTCGTGTTGCTAAAATGAGTGACAAAGAGTTCGAAGAGAAACTTCCAGACATTCAAAAGGCTATGTCTGAGGGTAACTTTGTCTATGATATGTCAAAATAGTCATTGACTTAGAGTAGACATCTAATATAACTATGAGTATAAGATTGAAAGCCCCTACACGGCCACCTTTCAACTTTTGCAAAAAGACTAAACACAAGTAAGAACCACCTGACAAAGTATAGGCCCGTTTTAACGCCACCCTAGAAACGATCAGCCTTCTTATAGATACGTTTAGCTGCATAAGCCAAAATATGGAGGAACAATTATGGCTTTTAGTGCTGAAGCAGGCTGGGGTAACCTTCCTAACGGAAACTTTAGTCCTGTTATTTATTCGAAGAAGGTCCAACTTGCGTTTCGTAAATCGACCGTAGTTGGGGACATTACAAACTCTGAATACATGGGTGAGATTTCTGCCCAGGGTGATTCCGTTAAGATCATCAAGGAACCGGAAATTTCCGTTAGCGAGTACAAGAGGGGCACTCAAGTCCAAGCCCAAGACCTGGACGATGAGGACTTCTCTCTGACCATTGACCAAGCGAATTACTTTATGGACCTGGCCACGAGCCGTGCAGCCTACCGACTGGCTGATAACCACGACCAGGAAGTCCTTGGGTATCTCTCGGGCTATACCCAGAGCAGCACCCACGAGAACGCCGACACGGTTAACACCACTGTCAATGGCACCAAAGCTGTCTCGACTGCCGGTTCCGACGAACTGCTTTCGAGCATGAAGCTCAAGAAGGGTGACTTTGGTAACATCACCACCTCGGGCGCTGCGGACCATTCGATCCCCGTGGCTGCTCGTCTTCCGGGTGCTACCTCTCTGCCCTCGTCCTACGTCTCTCCGGTTATGCTGATTAACCGTATGGGTCGTAAGCTTGACCAGCAGTACGTTGACAAGCAAGGTCGTTGGCTGGTTATCGACCCGGTGATGATGGAGATTCTGCAGGACGAAGACTCTCGTTTCCTGAATGCAGACTTTGGTGACTCGGGTGCTCTGCGCAACGGTCTGATGCTTAACAACTGGAACGGTTTCCGGGTTTACGTCTCGAACAACCTTCCTGTTGTCGGTAACGGTCCTGAAACCACGGGTACTTCCAACCAGAACACGGACTACGGTGTGATTGTCGCTGGTCATGACTCGGCGGTTGCCACTGCTGAGCAGATCAACAAAACGGAATCCTACCGTGATCCCGACTCGTTCGCTGATGTTGTCCGGGGTATGCACCTCTACGGTCGTAAAATTCTCAGGAGCGAAGCGATCACGGTTGGAAAATACAACCTGGCCTAAGGTTTAACTGATTAAAGGAGGCCTATAAATGGCTACTATTACTACGGCTCTCCAAAGTGTTCAGGGCTACGGCAATCCCGGTCGTAAACCCTACCTTGTGGAGAATGAAATCGACTTTGCGAACCACGCTGTTGACCCCTCTGCGGGTGACGTTGTGCAAGCTCTGACGATTCCCGCCGGTACGGCTATCCTGTCTGCCGGTATTCATGTCACCGATGCCCTTGGTGTTACCGGCGGTACTGACGCTGTCGCTACCCTGGGTACTGACGTTGACCCTGACGAGTATGTCACTGGCTTTGATGCTGACGGTGCTTCTACCGGCGACTACGCTCCGATGGCTGCGGCTGCAACTGTGGAGGTTCATGGCTCGGAGAATACTCTGGACGTGACCTTCTCGGCTACCAACGTCTCTTCGGTTGACTCCGGTAAATTCCGTGTCTGGGCTATGCTCATGGACATTGATCCGGTCGGGTTTAACCAAGAGGCTAACGAAGTCGTCCGCGACCAGCTGGCCTAAAGACTAACCTAGGGGAGATGGGGCTAGTATGTCCTGTCTCCCCTTAACAACTAAAGGACCTACAAATGTCTACAAAATCAATTTCAAAGGACAGCTGGACCTCGGTTATTACAACTTCCGCTGATACAGTCTTTCAAAACACTTCTGATGTAAACCCTATGTACCTTACCACTGAGAGTACCTCTGGGCTGAACTTTGATGAAGGTTTTTATCTGGGTCCTAAAGATGCTGTCGTTATTACCTCGGGGAAATCTGTAAGCGCTGTTTCCTTTAGGTACGATAGTGATATTTTCTACATGGTTGTGTAATGGCTATTTGTGTAAGGGCTATTAAAATCCCAAACAGACAGAACTCCAGGCTTTCAGGAGACTACCCTCTTTTTTCTAGGGCTGCCCCTCCTGCAGGGCCTCCTGTTGCGTCTGGGGCTTTGAGTGACCAGCTTCTGCAACGTAACACCGGTGTACAGACTTTTGATACTTCGGTTGACTTCAGTGTTCTAAACGACCCCACATTGTCCAGTGTTTCCTGGGCTCTTACTGTAAATCCAGACCCGACGAATATCACTATTGATTCTGACGGTGTAATTTCTTTTGATACAAATTCAACAGGACTGCTTAGCACTAGTTCGATTGTTGTCGAGGCTGCAAATAGTGCTGGCTCTGATACCAGTGGTTTCTCCCTGACCGTGGCCGATGTGCCCGACGCCTTCGCAGACGGCGACTGGTCAATGGACGGCGCGGGTGATGTGACGATCACTGCCCTTCCTTCGGACAACAACGATCCGCTGACCGACATCGAGTATCGAATCAACGGCGGCGCGGCGCAGTCCTTCGGCGCGACCACGACCGGCACCTACGCGACTACTGCGGGTTCCGGAGACAACGTGGAAATACGTGCAGTGAATAGCATTGGCGCGGGGGCTTGGTCGGATGTGAAGGTCGCGGAAAACCCGCCGTTCCTTGCGCCATCTGTCGTGTCGGCTCACTCCGTCGCCCGAGCCATTGACAGTGTGTATACTGGCAACCTCATCCGCGTGCGCCGGTCCAGCGACAATGCAGAGGCAGATATAGGACAAGACGGCTCCGGCAACTTGGACGAAACCGCGCTGCTGTCACACACCGGATCGGGCACGGGCGACCACGGCTATATCGTCAAGATATACGAGCAGTCTGGCGATGCGAACGCGGTGGATCTTGGGCAGACCACGGCCAGTTTGCAGCCCGAAATCGTGAAGGATGGCGTGGTTCACAAGGCCAAAAGCAAGCCGACCGCCTTGCAGCCCTCCCCGTCGCCCGATCATGAGTATGTCGAATTCTCGTCGTGGAACACCCGGCCAAGTGATGCGACCGCGTTCGTGGTTGGCAGTTTCAGCGACACGGGGTCCAGAAGAGATAGCGCAATGGCCCTGTCGGGATCAAACTCCGTTAACTCGGGAATCGTCAACAGCAACACCAGCACGGCCATATCCAGCGATTCGGGGACGCCCAGCTACTACAACAACAACACCTTCGTAGGCACGCAGGGCGATGGCACGACGATGCAGGACATGCTGGATTCGTTCGGCAATGCCGGGCTGCTGATCATGCGCCACGAAAACGTGGACATGAGCAACGCGGATTGGGCCGGACTGCGAACGGAACAAGCCGACAACCTTTACGAAGGTCACTACGAGTTCTCCGAATTCGTGATCTGCGACAGCCCGTCCAGCACCGATATAAGCGACATCGAGAGTGACCAAGCCACCTTCTACGGGATAACGCTGGCATGACCTATCTCATCCTAAGCCAAGGCTCCGAGACATACGCGGCCAACCTGTCGGCGGCGATCTACGCCCTGTCGGCGCACCCCAGCAGTTCGGGGACGGCCTACGCGGTTCCGTGGCAAACTAACCCCGTGACAGGCAAGGTCGCGCTACATCTGACCGGCGATCAATACCTGCAACCCGAGGCGGACATTGCGGCCTTCGTGAGCCTCTTGCCTATCCCGCAGGGCGAGGCTGACGACTTGCTGGCCAAGATGGAGGCGGCACGGGGCACGCGGCTGTCCTACGTTGACATGCTTCCGCCCAGCCTTGCCGGGGCGCTGGTGGATCGTTTCGGGCCGGTGCCGATCAACGGGGCTACGTCAGATGATTTGCAAACGCTTGAGGGCGTCGGCCCGTCACTGGCGCAAGCCATCATTGACGGCAGGCCGTGGGTAGACCCGGCTGATCTTTCGCAGATCGACGGCATCAGCGCGGACATGGTGGACGCATGGGCTGCTGATCCGGGGCTGGCTGTCTGATGTTCGGGCGCCTGATCGCCATGGGGGACGCCGCCTCGCAGCTTGTGCAGGTGACGTTCTGCCCGCACCAGGGCCGACCGCCCGACGCCAACGAAAGCCTTTCGGGGTGCAGCTATCGTGAAGACTGATGGATAGAGGCGGTGATCGACGTGCTGTTCTTCTGGCAGACCTGCTGGCTTGCTCCGTATTCCACCCGAGGAACCGGCCTGAGGAATTGATTTTAAGACTAAGGAAAACTGATGGCGTACAACTACCTGACTCTTGTCAACGACGTAAACAGAAAAGTGAATGAAGTGGAGCTGACTTCCTCCGATTTTGCGTCGGCCACAGGATTCTATGGAACTGCTAAGGATGCTGTCAACTACGCCATTAACGAAATCAACCAACACCAGTTTGAATGGCCTTTCAACGCTTCGGAGAAAACAGAGACCCTAACCCCTGGGACAGTACTCTATTCTTTCCCTTCGACTGCTAAAAGAGTAGACTTCGATAGTTTCAGGATTAAAGGAGATGCTTCCCTAGGTAACGATACTGAAAGACTAGAGTACCTTACCTACGAAGAGTATCTTGACAGGTTCTCTGACCACTTGTATAATTCGAATACTGGTATTCGGGAGGTCCCTAAGTATGTCTCTCAGAACAACGCCGGGGAGATACTCATAGCACCCTCTCCCGACAAAGCGTATGAGATGGTCTACGATTACTTTACTCTCCCTGTCGATCTTGTTGCTTATGATGATGTTCCTACGGTGCCTGAACACTTTAGGAACATTATTGTAGAAGGGGCTATGTACTACGTCCATATGTTTAGGCAAGATGGAGAGTCAGCTGCTCTGGCTATGAGACGTTTTACCGATGGTATTAACAACATGCGTACCATCTTTACCAATAGAACTCAGTACGTAAGAGACACCAGAATCCGCAGGAACCTTTAATGCCTACACGTTGGGAAACATTTCCAGTTGCTTTTAGTGGAGGGCTTGTGTCCAACAGGTCTCGCCTTCAACATGGTTTGGAGGCACCGGGTTCTGCTAGATTTCTTCTGAACTTCGAGCCGTCTATTCAAGGCGGTTATCGTCGTATCAACGGTTTTAACAAGTATGACGACAACGTAGTCCCTTACTACGGGGACGCCAAGGTACAGGGCTCCGGGCAAACCGGAAGTACTCTTGAGGTAGCAAACCTTCACCAAGAGCCTCAAGACGGTGACACCCTTACGATCTCTGGTGCTTCCTACACCATTGCTTCTGGTGGTGTCTCTTACAGTAGTGCCAACAGGTCCGCCACGCTCACCCTCACCACTTCTTTGTCCTCCTCTCCTTCTGACCAAGAGTCCGTTGTGTTTACCTCCGGTTCCTCAAGAATCGAGGGAGTGTATTACGCCACTCACGGTAAGGCTTACGCAGTCAGAGGTGGAACTCTTTGGGCCAGCACAGGCTCTGGGTGGACCTCAAGAAATACTCCTGACTACGGAACAGTTCTAGTCAATGGAGCTTCTCAGACTGGCACTAGTCTTGTCGTTGATGGTATCAGTAGCGATGACTACGTTCCACAACCCGGAGATACCTTTACGATCTCTGGTGTAGAGAAGGTCTATACAGTGCTCTCAGAGCCCTCTGTGTCCTCTGGAGGGGGTACCCTCAGTATCCACCCTTCGTTGGACTCTAGCCCCGCTGACAACGCCTCTGTGACCTTCCTAAATACGTCCCTGACCGGAGCCACTAAGTGTTTCTTCAAGGAGTTTAACTTTGATGGCACTGTGAAGACTGTAATGGTGGACGGGAGCAACAAACCCTGTGTATTCACCAGCAACTCCTTCAAGACTCTTCAGGGAAGCTCTGATGTTGTCGGTGCTTCGGTGGTAGAGGAGTTCGTAGACCACCTGTTCTTTGGTAAAGACGACTTGATTACGTTCACTGCTCCTTTTAACGAAGAGGACTTTACCCCTGCGAACGGGGCGGGGAACTACAGGCTCGATGGTGACTGCACAGGTCTGATTGTCTTTAGGCAACAACTGGTGTCCTTCACTCTTAACACCATTAAGCAACTCTCCGGCACCAGTGTAAGCACTTTTCAGCTTAACTCTATTACAGAGCAGATTGGTTGTTTTTCCAAGGATACCGTACAGCAGGTCGGTGGCGATGTTCTCTACTTGTCTTCTGACGGTGTGAGATTCCTCGGGGCAACTGCTCGTATCGGTGACTTTGCGCTGTCTCTAGCTTCCCGACAGATTCAAAAGGAGTTTCAGGACTGGGTGGTTCCCACCGGTAACTACTCAGCGGTTCTGGTAAGACCAAAGAGCCAGTACCGAATCTTCAAATACTCCGGGAATAACCCCGAGGTTGCCGAAGGTTACATTGGTACTCAGTTTATGGATCAGTCAGGTAGTTCTATCAATTGGTCGGAGTCTGGCTCTACGTTTGACGGTGAGGAAATTCGGTCGGAGTTCTTCACCCCTTACATGGCTGTCAATGATCCGGCAGTAAGGAAAACAGGGTATGCCCTGAGAACCTACTTGGACCCCGAAGGTCCTTACTCGGGGACAGTCACCCTTGAGTATGACTTCGGCTCTCCTGGAAAGATACAGCCGACTAGTAATTCACTACAAGGTGGCGGCTCTTTCACTCTCTGGGGAGACTTTGTGTGGAACCAGTCCACTTGGGGCGGTACTCCTGAGACAGTAAGTAGAAATCAAGTCATTGGTTCTTTTTTTAACGTAAGCATCAAGTACTCTTTTGAGGGTGGTCCTCCCTTTGTAATCGACACGGCAATTCTAGAGTACTCAACAGAGGATAGGAAATAATGGGAACTGGCTATACCCGAAAAGATACAGCTAACAACATCGCAGACGGTAACGTAGCTGATCCTGATGTAATGGATGCGGAGTTTGATGGCATTCAGGCTGCCTTTAGTAGTACCTCTGGTCATACTCATGATGGAACTGCTGCTGAAGGTGGGGCTGTCTCTGTCACCGGGCCGTCCCAGGAGTATGTCTCGGATAATACCGCTCTATTCCCCAAGGCAGGCGATACGTATGACCTAGGCAAGACTGGTTCCGAGTGGAAAGACCTGTACATCGACGGTACGGCTAATATCGATAATCTGGTGAACGATGGAACAGCAACTTTTGCCGGAGCGACTATTGCGGACCTTGGGACTGTCACCACTGCGGACATTGACGGAGGCACTATTGATGATGTCTCTGTCACCACTCAAGACGACAAGTTTACTCTTCAGGATAACACGGACAATACCAAGCAGGCTGTATTCGAGGTCTCTGGAGTTACCACTGGAACTACTCGCACCTTTACTTTTCCTGACCTGAATGATACCCTTGTAACACTCACGGCGACTCAGAGCCTGACCAACAAAACCTTGGTTTCCCCTACGATTACCGGGGGTTCAGTCTCAGGTATCACTGACCTTGCTGTTGCTGATGGTGGCACTGGGGCGAGTACAGCCAGTTCTGCCAGAAGTAATCTCGGTGTCTCTATCGGCTCTGACGTTCAGGCTTGGGATACTCAGCTTGATGACATTGCTGCTCTGACACCTACTAACGGAAACTTCATTGTAGGAGATGGAACCAACTGGGTTACCGAGAGCGGAAACACTGTTCTAAGCTCCCTTGGTATCACGGCTACTGCAACGGAGGTTAACAAGACAGATGGCCTGACTGCCTCTACCGCTGAGCTTAACAAGCTTGATGGAGTTACCGTCAGTACCGCTGAGATTAACTACCTCTCTGGTGTTTAACTACCTCTCTGGTGTTACGAGTGGTATTCAGGGTCAGCTCGACAGTAAGATTTCCGATGTTACTGCTGGCACCGGCCTTTCCGGTGGAGGTACATCCGGCTCAATTACTCTTAGCGGAGTTACCCAGAGTACTTCTGCTTGGGAAGCAGGAACCAGCACGACCGAGGGCATTGTTAGTCCCGCTAAGGTGAAAGCGGCGATTAACGTCGGGGCAGAGGTTGCAGCCCTGTCGGAAGGGGCGGTAGGAACCTACGTTTTTGGGTCTTCGGCTTCTGGGACTGCGGGCTTTGGGTCAACAAGGTCAGGATCAACAATCTACCCTTACGCCCTTAGGGGTAACGGCTCGTCGGGCAACGGCGATTACGCCAATTATTACTTTGGCGGTAACAGCGGCACCTTGTCCGGAACATGGCGGCAAATGGGTGGATATCAAACATATAACTCAACCCAGATCACACTGTGGCTAAGGATCGCCTGATGAAGTATAGAAACGCAAAATACACCGCAGACGGCCGCATCGACTGTGAAATTGACCACCCGAAACACGGATGGATTCCATTCACGGCCAGTGAGAACGACTCCGAAAAACATGGACAGGATATTTTTTCACAGATTGTTGCAGATGGAAATGTAGCTGCGTATACACCGCCCCCTGCACCCACCATCGACCAACTCCGAGAACAAGCATCCATACCCAAGGACACCTTCATTCTCGCTGCACTAGACGCCGGGGTTCTATCCGAAACCGATGCCGAGGAAGCAACCAATGGCTGGCCCACCGGATGGGATGACTTTTTCACCGGGCAACCTGCACGCGACCGGATCGAGGCAAAAGCACGCTGGGCAAATACAACAACCGTCCGTCGTAATGCACCCCTGATTGAGTCCCTAGCCGCGTTCAAGGGTCTTACACCGGAACAAGTGGATACACTCTTTGGAATCACACAATGACAGAAGGTTGGGGCGGATGAGAATTTGGGCTGATACCGATGAAATACCCTTTAGAAGTATTGTCGTTCTCCTACTTCTCGGTCCTCTGATTGCTTTTGTATACTCGACATATTCTCTCGGGTATTACATGAAGTCCAAAAAGGTGTCGGAGAACCTCTTATATCTCTACATAATCCCTTTCCTTGTTCTTAATACTCTTCACAACTGGTTGATTATGTCCCTTGTGTTCCTTGAGTTTCCAAAAGAATTTCTGACAACCAGTAGGCTCAAGAGACTCAAGAAGTCAAAAGACCCAAAGAAGAGAGAACTGGCGGATATGCTCGGGGGTTTCTTGAACAGACAGGACAGAGGACACTAT